CAGTCCACCTTGCTTTGAACGGCGCGACCATCAAGCAGCCTGCTTTTGCCTGATCCTGTTCAACAGCTCGAGCCGTGCATCGACCTCAGCCAGGAATGTGCGCGCTTCGCGCTCGAGCTCGGCGATGAACTCATCGGAGCGCGGCACCCGGATGATTTTGAGTTGCAGATCCTGATCGACGGTCGGATCGAACGACACAAAATCACACCAGGCGCGCCCAGTGCAGGCGAGTTGCCAGGCGATCTGCACCTGATACGCATGCTTGATCGGCTCATCGAGCAGCATGTCGAAATGCTGCGGCGTTTCTGGGCATTTGATCTCGACCAGGCCGTCATCCTCGACCAACCCATCTGGCGAACAGCCGGCCATGTTGATCGACGGATGATCGATGAACCCGACTTGGATCACCTCCACATCGCGATAGAACGCATAGGCTGCGCGCGCTTGCGGTTCGCGCTCCTTGCCTTGTTGCATTGCTTTGCTGATCCAGCCTTGCTCCAGTGGCAGCTGCCGCATGCGCTGGGCGACGAGGGCATCTCGATAGTTTTTGCGTGATGCGCTCCAGCCGGTTTTGGTCCTGGCGATCGCCTCGTGGAAACGCGATGCGGTCAGCTTGCCGCAGCGTTGTGCTTCCCATTCGGGCGTGCCCTGCAGGACTAGGTCGGTCATTTGTTTCCAAACTGCCTCATGGTTTTGCTGAATGGGCGAGCGCAGCAACACGCTCAGTGCTTGGGTGAACCTTGAAGGGATGTGCAGCGTGCCATGTACTATAGAATGGCAACAGCAGCTCTCGCAGTTTGTTCATGGGCTCGTCCTTGCCTCGCAAGCGCCGCGCTTCGTTGTCTACGAGGATGAATAGTTCATAGCATTCGTCATCGGTGAGGTTCATTTGCTGAGCGCGGCCGGCATCATTCATTGGCTGGGGCTTTCTCTGCCTGCCTTTTCCGCTTCTCGTTCTCGCGATCCTCAATTGCCTTCTTTGCCTCCTCGTATTTGGACGTCGGCAGTTTCCACAGCTCATCGATCTGGTATTTTTCCAAAAACAGTTTGAGGCTCTTGCCCTGGCTGAGCCGTGTCTGCAGCTCGATGATCTGGTCGGAGTTGATAGTGTCCATGGGGACAGCGCCTGCGCCGTCATCGTCAGCGAGCGTGGCGGATAGCCCGAGCAGCGCCTTCAACGTGTAGCGCTCGAGGTATGTGCATGTTGATCCAATTGCTTGGATGGAATTTTTGCTGCCGCTATTGTCGGGTGCTCCCGCGAGCGTGTTCTCCTCCTGGTGCCCATCTTCGTGCGACATGATGCAAGTCACGAAAATTGGCTGTCCTGGTTCTGAGCGCGTGCGCCAGGAGTAGAACAGTCCATGTTTGGCGAGGATCTCGTCGACGCCTTTGGCGATCGCGCTGAGATCCTCGTGACGACGTGATTGCCGGGCGCCGGGGCCGCGTCCTTCGAACGCAACCTCGATGTTCTTCTCGATCGGCTTGATCTCGGCGCGCGCCTTGCTCATCGCGGCCTGATAAGCCTTGCGCGCCTGGTTGGCTTCCCAGCGTTCGTTGAGTGCGAGCAATCGCTCGAGCATGTCCATGGGCGCGTTGTTGTGCAGCGCCCAGGCCAGCATTGCCGGGGGATTTTCGATGCTCAGTGGAGCAACGCCGGCCGGCTCCAATTTTTCGTACTGTTCCTTCGTCAACCCAGTCATTCACGCGCTCCAGTGAGGGCGGCGAGCTCCTGGGTCAGCGTCTGGATTTGATCAAGACATTCGCCAATACGTTTGCGCCGCGCGCTCTCCGCATCACGCGCGCGGCGCTGCAGCGGATGTTCGCCGTCGATGCTCTCGCGGCGGGCCAGCGGGCTGATCGACTGGGTGAGGTCGCGATTTTCTACGATGCTCATGCAACCCTCCGATTAGACGTTGAGGGCTCTAATGCAAGCACACTGGTTTCCACAGTCAATGCGTGTAAACCCCAATCGCACGCAACCGTGCACCTGTCATGCGATCTATGTCGAACAGCCGACAGAGAAAATTCTGCGCGAAAATTTTTTTACTAACAAAACTTTTGGCCGGCTAAACCCCAACATGTTGTGGTTTAGCGATCGCGTTTGACTTGCAATCCGACAAGGAGATGCTGGGCGGCTGGCCGTCGTTGGAGGGACGATGTGTGGACCGACGCCAGCTTCCAACGATTAGCGGAACTCGCTGCACAAAAATTGAGCGCGCGCGCCATTGCCGACACGCTCGCGCGCGAGTTCAAAGTTCGCGTCACGCGCAACGCAGTGATCGGCAAGGCGCGGCGCACTGGTATCAAGTTACATGCGCCGGCCGGATTTCCCTCGAGCGATCAATCGCCGCCAAAAGTTTCTCAGCGCCGCCGGGTAGAAAACCGGGTCGGCAGGGATGCTGAGAAGGGGCTCCGCCTGTTGACCCGCCACGCCGACGGCGAGGGCGTCCCCGCTCCGACGTTTCAACGCGAGTTTTTGAGCCTGGGTGACGGCAACTGTCACTGGCCGATCGGCGATCCCGGTACAGCCGATTTCAAATTCTGCGGCGCGCCCACGCGCGGCTACTACTGCGCCTATCACTGGAACAAGGCGCACCGCTGATGGCGTGGATCCTGATCATCTGGATCGGCAGCGACCTGTGGGTGCCAATCCAGGCATATCCCAGCGCTGACGACTGCTATGCGGTTCTGGAAAAATGGGATTTGCAGCCTGGCATCCGCGCCAGCTGCCTCAGGGGCGAGATCGAGATCGAAAAATCCCAGCAAAAACGGAGGAAATGATGAAATGGTACAAGCGCGATCCGCACCGCTATTTGGAGGGCACGCGAGAATTGTCCTTTGAAGAGCGGGGTTTCTACAACTGTCTGATCGAACTCTACATGGCGCGTGATGGTCATCTACCTGACGACGATTTGGTTTTGGCGCGTTTAACAGGCGGATATTGGCGCACGATCCGGGCACTCAAACTGGCGCTGTTCCAGAAGCGCAAAATTGTCTCCGATGGGGTTCTGATAGTGCCAAACGGGTCCCAGGAATGTCTGAGGGAGGCCGCAGGATTTATTGAGAAACAGCGCAGGATTGCCAAAAAACGCTGGAAAAACAACGAAACCGCCGATGCCACGGCAATGCCTATACAACCACAACCACAGCCACAGAAGAAGAGAGTTACGCTTGTATCTCCCAAAGAGGGAGATACAAGCGTTGATCGAATGCAAAGTGAAGCGGACTTTCAAGCGAAGCAGAAAAGCGAAGCGGACTTCCGAGAATGGTACCTTGGCTATCCGCACAAGGTGGGCAAAGCAGCCGCCAAGAAAGCCTACGAGAAAGCCAGACAGAAAGTTTCGCAGCAGGATCTGATCGCCGGTTGCCAACGCTATATCCGCAGCAAGCCGGCCGATCGTCAGTGGTGCAATCCGGCCACCTGGCTCAACGGCGAACGCTGGTTGGACCAACCTGCTGCCGTTGCTAGCAAACCCAATTATTACAAACCCGGCCTGGAAGGAATTGTCTGATGGATGTCCATCGGCATGGCGAGCCAGGTTATTTCTCGATTGCCGAATTGCCGCAGCGCGGTTCCGTAGAAGATCAAGCATTTGGCTCGGATTGGTGGGAACTCGACCAACTGCTGAAATTCTATCTCAGTCAATTCGTAGTGGTCACCGGCATCGCTGGCCACGGCAAGAGCACGTTCCTGCTCAATGTGCTGTGTCGCCTGGCCAAGATCCACGGCATTCATTCGTTTCTCTATGTGCCGGAAAATGAGCCGTATCTGCGCGAGAAGCTGCGCAAGATCTGGAACGACGACGCCAGCTTTGACTATTTTGCCCGCGAGCAAATGTTCGTGCAAAGCGCGATCTACGATTACTCCGATAATCCCTGCAAAACGCTGGATTGGGTGCTGGGCAAGGCGATCCACGGAATTGAGCATCACAAGGTAGAGCTGGTGCTGATCGATCCATGGAACGAGCTGGAACGCGCCAAGCCGCGCGACATGCTGATGACTGATTACATCGGCCAATGCTTGCAAATGGTGAAGGATTTCTGCCGCAGCTGCAACGTGATCGTGGCGATGGTGGCGCATCCGACCAAGGCGGTGAACGAGGCTGGTGGGCGGGTTCCCAACCTGAGTGACATCGAGGGCTCGATGAATTGGTTCAACAAATGCGACAACGGGATCGTCGTGCATCGCGATTTTGATAAGCCGAACACCACGCGAGTGATCAGCTCCAAGGTGCGTGAGATCGGTGCCGGCAAGAACGGCACCTGTTACTTTTTCGTCGATCCGATAACCGGGATCTTCACCCCTCAATATGGCGCCGTCATCGAAAAAAGCTGAGTTGGCGCGGCGCGAGATCTTGGCCCTGGTCGCCGACATCGAGCGGCTGCACCGCGAGCTGGGCGAGCTCGCGATCGTCGATCCCGACGATCGCGAGGCCTACGACATCCTATGCCGGATCGAGCGCAAACTGCTGGCCAAGAGGAAATCCAATGAAACCGATGTGCCATGACGACGTGGTGAAATCCGCCACGTCATTGACGCTGCGGTTGTATGTCGGCAATAAATTCACCGGGATATGGATCCAGTCCGATGAAAAATGGCCGAGCATGTGGCGCGTGCATGCTGCCGATCGACAGCCTTCCGACATCGTCAACCTGACGCGCGCAAAGGATGCGGCGCTCGGCTGGGCGCGACAGCGAAATGCAATTACAAGCAGCCGTCGGACATTCTGTTTTAAACCGGCCCGAGCGGCCGCCAGGGGCCGGTCTGATGCGTTAAAATTCGAATTGGGTAGTGAGGGAGCCTCCGGGCAAAAATAACGCGGTGTCCATCGCCGTCGACATCGAGCTCCTGCTGCACTGGGCGTACCGCGACGAGCTCAGCAAGCGGGCGACGTCCAGCGCTGAAGGTGTTTGGCAGCATGTGCGCGAGATCGGCCAGCTCGGTGGTATTGAGATCTCGAGCAGCGGTCCGCAGCGCTACGATCTCGGAACACCACACCCGGATGCGCTGCGCCTCGAGCAAGCGGTAGCGCTGCTCCCCGATGCGCCCCTCGACTGGCGCGAGCTGGCTACAGACGTTTTGGGCGACCTCCTGGCACTCGTGGACCCTGGAAGCAAAAAAAACGAACCGGTGAGCCTGGGGTCGGCGCTGCCGCATACGTTGGCGCGGTGGCGGACGCGCAATGGTCGGTCGATTTCAGTCACGCTCGAGCCGCCGCGGCAAGTGATCCTGGTGCGCTCGCTGCGCACTGCTGCGCTGGTGACGCGCCATGCTGTTATGGAAACGCGACCAGATTGGATCGTCGAGGTACCAAAACCCCACCATGTTCGGAGCAACAAGGGTCCACACCCGGCGATCGTCGGCGAGTGCAAGGGCCGCAATTACTACAGCACCGGCTCGTATTGTCCGATCACCTGGGAACCTTCGGTGATTTCAATTGCTGAAGCGCGCGCCGACTATCTGGCCTGGTGGCGTGGGCTGCAGCAGTTGACCACGAATTTACGTCTAGAGAGATTTCGTAGTACCGGACCAGCGGCGCCCGAGATGCCGTGGAAACATTACAAACCCCAACATGTACGGATGCACGTGAAACCAGCAGCAGGATTTTCTCAATCGGCCGGCGTGCTCAGGTAGATTTTTCTCGCTTGACGTTTGGGGGCAAATCATTGACAGACGAACGAACGTGGAAGTTTGTGCCACGTAGAGGCTGATCGTCCCCCCCTCCGGTGAGTGACGCCTCGTCCATGGTGCTGAG